ACTGAGGCGCAGTTGATGGAGGCATTGGCCGAGGACTTCGACTCCATGTTTGACAGTGCGATCGCCGTGACGATTCGCAACGGCGAGGAGATCGTGGCCGATGGCCTCTACCAAGGTGTGACGGCGGGCTTCGATGATCTGGCCAATCAGATGGGAATGCAGAAGGCATTCGAGCTAGACGATCCCCGGGCTCTGAAGTGGGCGCAAGAGAATGCGGCGATCGATGTCACGAAGGTCAACGATACCACGAAGGAAACCATCCGGGGCATCGTCAGCAGGGGCATTGACGAGGGGCTGGATTACGACACGATAGCGAAGCGGATCATGGCGCGATTCGGTGAGTTCGCGATCGGCAAACCGCAGGAGCACATTGCGTCGCGGGCGCATCTCGTTGCGGTGACTGAGAACGCGAAAGCATACGAGCACGGACAGCGGGAGCTTGTGGACGAAATCCAGGCAGTCGGCATCGACATGGAGAAGAGTTGGGCGACGGTCGGGGATGCCAACGTGTCCGACGGCTGCCAGGCGAATCAGGACGCGGGATGGATCGCTGCGGATGACTCATTCCCGAGCGGCGACGAGGGGCCTCCGAGGTTCCCGGGTTGTCGGTGTAGTTCGAGATATCGAGTAGCGAGGGAGGCGTAGATGCCCTGGAAGGTTGAGGACGTAGATGATCACATGAAGGGCCTATCTCCGAGCGAGCAGGAGACATGGGTCGAGGTAGCGAACAAGGCGCGTGCAGCGTGTGAGAAGGCGGGCAAGGCAGATTGCGACGCTTCGGCGATCAAGCAGGCGAACGCCGTGATCAGCAAGGTACGCGAGGCGTTGACGCCAGACGAGGAGGATTTCGTGGAGGCGGCATCATTCAAGGCGATCTTGCAGAGGTTCATGAAGTCTGCTCGGGTGCTCGCTGACCACGCCTTCATCTCGAAGGCCGTAAAGAAGAGACTCGCTGGTTTGCAGGATGCCATCAGAGCGGATCACGGGGCGGCGGCCGGTGACCCGGATACAGCGAGCGCATCCGAGGCGGCTGCGTCCGGCGATGATGTCACGATGTTCCTGGAAGACGGCGAGCTAGTGGGGGTGGCTGATGGGTAAGTTCATCGGAGCAGACGGAATCGCGCGGGTGCGACTGATCGAACCGGGCCAGGGAAGCTCCGCGTACTACGAGACAGAGCAGTTAGAGCGAGACGCAGGCGTGTTTCAGGACGGTCTTGTGTTCATCGACCATCCGGGCAAGAAGGAGCAGAAGGATAGGCCGGAGCGGTCCTTGCGCGATCTCGTCGGCCCGATCGTGGGAACGCCCAGATATGAGGCCAACGGCAAGGTTGGGCCAGGGTTGTACGGCAGTGTCAAGGTCGCGAAGCACTGGCAGCCGTTCATCGAAGATCTAGGCCCTGACATTGGCGTGTCGATCCGAGCTACTGGCAGTCGAGTGGAAAAGAAGATCAACGGCAAGCGGGTAATGGTGGCAGAGAAGTTCAATCCGGGCGCGGGATTCGACTTCGTAACTCAGGCAGGACGCGGCGGGAAGATGGTGCCGCTATTCGAGGCGGCTCAGACGGCAGCAGAAGGCAAAATCCAGGACTGGATGGCGCACACGGAGTTCACGGAGATGGATAGCGGGAGATCAGAGGAAGCGCGCTTCCTCGATTATCTAGAACACGGACAGGAGGGAATGATGCCGAACGAAGGAGCAACAACGCTGGTCGAGGCGCAGAGCCAGATCGCGACTTTGACCACGGAGCGGGACAAGCTTCTCAAGGACAATGCGAAGATGGCCGAGGCGATCGCACTGCGCGATGCGCGGGACAAGATCACCGAAGTCGTCAACGACAAGAAGTACGAGAAACTGCCCGACGTGACGAAGCAGCGGTTGATCGAATCGCTGACAAAGAGCGCACCGATGAAGGAAGGCAAGCTCGACGAAGAGGCTCTAGCCAAGCTGATCGAGAATGCGATCAAGGTCGAGGGCGAGTACGTCGAGAGCCTGACGGCGAGGAAGCCCGGCGTCCGTGGCATGGGCGAGGGCGGAGAAGTCAAGGACGACGAGGGGCATAAGCGCCTCATGGAGACGAAGACGCAGGAGTACATGCGTGCGGGCAAGTCGAAGGAAGATGCCGAGCGGATGGCTGGGATCTTCTGTGGGGGGAGGTAGAGATGCCTGTAAACACCTATGTGAACACGGGGCAGTCGGCGGGTAAGGAAACGAGTTCGACCTACGCGGGTCGTCATCTGACCTTCGAGGAGAGCGTGCTTGTTCACCCATATCACTCGGCGGACGGATTTGTCGATGGCGGAGATCCTGTCCGCTACGGCGATATCGTCGGTGTAGCGTTCAAGAGCGCAGCGGCGGCGACGGACATGATTGCGATCGATACCGAGGGCATCTGGTGGTTGAATGTTCTTGGTTCCGTGAGTGACGATTCAGACGATGGCGTAGCGGAGGAACTTGCTCCTGGTGCGCCCGTCTACATCAAGAAGACACCGGGGACCGACGTGTACATCCTTTCGGGCCAGAGCGACCCGGTATCGTGGCAGCCGTTTGGCTACACACTGTCGACGGTCACGGCGCACCTGACGACACCGACTCTCGTTGCGGTCAAGGTGCATTGGGACCCGACGGAAGTCGATACAATTCAGAAAGGTCTTTCGTCCGCGATGTGGACGAGCACAAAGGCCGGGCACAGTTTCTTCAGCCTGCGGGCCGATGCGTCGAATGCGACGGGCGATCATCGCCTGATCTATGCGGCGTTGACCCTTTCAGGCGGAGGTCCCGGAGAAGCGCTTCGTGGCCGAACGATTGTCACGGCAGCGACTTCCGGCGGCGTCCATGGGGGACACCACGGGATCGAATTCGGCGCAAGTGGTTCGGTGACGGGTCTCGGTGTTGGTCACCGTGCAACGCTGTTGCACAAGAATGGTGCATACGTCGGCGGGACGATTGCCGGTGGAATGTCGGAGCTGTTCGCCGAGGGCGTGTCCACGGACTACACCGGGGCAACCGAGCACAGCATTCACCGATTCGTGAACGATGGAAATGCGACCGGGAAAGCGACGGCAGTCAACGTCTTCAGTTTCGCCGGTCTGTCAGCGAATCAGCTCGTTGCCCACAACGCGTGGCTTGCGAGCATCGCACAGAATCTGCGGTGTGTTGTCGATGGCGTGACCTACTACATCCCGCTTTCGACTGCGCCCTAGGAGGTATTCAATGCCCGAACGAACAAGGCAAAACCTTGTGACCAGACTGAACGCGATCAAGGCGGAGCTGGGTTCATTGGCGTATAGGCGGCGGGACTTCGAAATCCAGATCGAGAGGATTGACGAGCAGGTTGCTCAGATGGAGGCGCAGGGCGTCGTCATCGAAGCAACGTTGAAGGACCTCGATCTGGATGGAGCCGCAGCGGCGGAACAGGCGGAGAAGGAAGCGAATGACCTCAAAGAAGCGCGGTCCGAGCGAGCGAAGACCGCAGCAGCGAAAAGGAAGAGGGAGAAAACCGAAGAAGCGCCACGAAAAACGAAGACCAAGGCGTGAGGTCGGGTATCTCTCCGAAGAGGGAAGGTGAGGAAATGCCCAATGCAATTGAAACGGTAGACTTTACCGAGACGTTCAAAGAGGCAGGATTGGATTGGCAGGGATGGAACCCAGTCAACGACCGGCGGTTCACGGAATCGCAGATCGCCCAGGGGATCGACCTGATCAACAACGCGGATCATCTGCGCCCGCACCGGCACGAGTTCCGGCTGTGGGAAGCAGTCACGACGACCGACTTCCCGTACTTATTCGGGACGATCGTCGAGCGCGAGCTGATGGCACAGTACGGAATCGTGCAGCCGGATTTCGCGGCGTACACGCTTCAGGGCACGGTGCCGAACTTCGAGCAGCACACACGGCATCGCCGGAACGGCGGGCGTGGCGTCCTGCGTGAAGTGACGGAGAAGGGCGAATTCCTCGTCACTCCATCGTCTGACACGCGCTACACGCGTCAGATTCGTAAGCTTGGCGAGCAGTTCGACATCTCGTGGGAAGCGCTGATTGCTGATGGAATGGGCGCATTCGCTGATATCCCCGCAGACTACGCCAAGATGGCAATCAATACCGAGCACGCCGAAGTCACTGGATTGTACGCGGCCGCGACCGGTCCTGATCCTCTGCTATTCGGTGCTCCGATTGCCGACGTGAACGGCGTGAACGTCACGAACCTTGGCGTCCTTCCGCTGACGCTGGCGAACCTAGAGACGACATTGGCGCTGATGGCTGCGCAGACGGACGTCAACGGACGGCCCCTGAGCATTCGCGGGCTCCACCTGGTGGTTCCGATTCAGCTTGAGATGCAGGCGCGCGCGCTTCTGACATCTGCCCTGAAGCAGTGGACAGAAGTCGGGGCAGGCGGCGGTATCCCGGTGCCTACCACGAACATCATTCCGCAACTGGGGATTCAGCTCCATGTCGATACGTGGATTCCACAGATTGACGTGAGCGCGAACGTTGCGACCACGTGGTATCTGTTCGCGGACACCTCGTTCAACTACGCGATCGGTCTTGACAAGCTGAGAGGTCACGAAGGGCCTGAGATCTGCATGAAGGCGTCGAACAAGGTCACCACGACCGGCGCACCGATCTCTCCGTTTGACGGCGACTTCGAGTCGGACAACGTGTTCTATCGAGTTCGGTTGTGCCTTGGCGGATGCTACCTCGATCCGCGATGCGCCTACGCACAGATTGGCACTGGCTAGGAGGGGTTATAGGGAGCAGTGATGGCCTTCACATTCGATCTGACGACGGATCGCGGCAAGGTGCGATTGCTGATTGACGACACCGATGAGACGTACGAGTTCTACAGCGATGCGAAGATTGACGCTTTTCTGACGCTCGCAGGCGATCTCGATGGCGACGCAGTTCGGCACGCTTCGGCGATTGCGCTGGACACGTGGGCGACGAACCAGGCGCTTGTCCTGAAGAAGGTGACGCTGCTCGATGTCGCTACGGATGGCCCATCGGTCGCCAAGGCGATGAGGGAACATGCCGCGCTGTTACGCGAGCAAGCGTACATGACTTCGACGGATGCCGGATTCGAGATCGCGGAGATGGCCCTCGGGCGCTTCTCGTGGGTCGAGCAAGTCACGAATGAGGCAATCGAGGACTTATGACCCGAACGATCTTCGACCCCCGAATGATGGCCGAGCTACGAGACTACTTCCCGTCTGAGTGCACGATCCAGACGAACGAAGGAGTAGAGGACGAGCATGGGCAGATCGTGGCCAGCTGGGAGGACCTGGCTGATCACGTGGACATCCCGTGTGCTCATGGGCCAAACAGGGGGGTCGAGGTCAAGCAGTCGGATCAGACCTACGTAGTGTCGAACTACACGCTGTCTCTGCGTGGCTACTATCCGGCGATCACGGAGGTGATGAGGGCCGTTGTGGACAGCGTCGCCTATGAGATCCTGTTGGCTCAGTCGGATTCTCACGGCGTGACGACGCGGATACTGACGAGGAAGGTGACTTAAATGTGATGGACAACAAGACGACATTTGAGACCGGCTCGCTGACGATCTCAGTGGGCACGGCTCAGCAGTTGACAGCGCATCGGGTTCCACAGGGGCACCATCTTGTTGTCCATGCGGACCCGACGAATGACGGGTACATCTACATCGGAGAGTCGAAAGCCAAGGCTGAGGCGCACCACATCACGCTCAGCCCGGATGGAAGCGTGTTGCTTGCGATTGACAACGCGTCCGATATCTGGGCTGACGGTTCGGCCGCTGGCGATCGAGTCGAATGGTGTATGGAGATCCTGACGCAAGACGCCTAGGGGGGGATCATGGCGAGACATGAATCAGGCAGTGTGCTGCGGATCCTCTTCGGGTGGCTTGATGTAGCGGCGGCGACGGGGGCCGTTGGCACGGCCAAGAAGTTCGGCGCGTACATCAAGCAGATCGTCACCAACACGGAGTGGATCGTAGCGGCGCTTGGCGGCGCGGCGACGCAGATGCGGACGGCGCAATCCGACAGTGCGGCGGTCGAGGAGGACGCCTATCAGCAATTCTCGATCTCGATCATGGACGTGGACACGGGGGCGGTCGCCTCGGCGGACATCGACATCACCGGGATCTCTGCGGTGATCGAGAAGTCAACCGGGGGCGCGGCGTTCTCTGCGGTTGGATTGACGGCCATCGTGTTCGGCAAGGAAAACGGGCGCGTATTCGTAGACTACCGCTTCCTTGCGGCGGAATGGGCGGCCGGTGACGTGTACAAGATCGTCGTCAGTGGCATCACGGCGACAGTGGGCGGAGACACGGCCTATGTGCCTGCGATGGTCTGGTCGAACCTGATCACCGAGCAAGCCGATATCTCAGCCGACACAGACCCGCAGGTCATGGGCCGCGCACAGGTCGCCGCAACGACAATCGACCTCAACCAGGCCGTCGGATCGTACGTGCTGTTCACCGGGGCGACACAGGCTGTGATCCTGGAGTCGTTGATCCTGCGATGCCCGGACATTGCTGCGGGCGGAGCGTTGACGAGTATCGCTATCGCAACCGACGATACGACACCGGGAGTGGTCATTTCGGCAGCGGACGGAGCGGTGGCGAACCTGACGGCGGAAGCGCAGTTGGCATGGGACGGCGGGATCTATATCCCGGTTGGAACGGAGATCGAGTTGACAATCGCAGGCGGGGCGCATGGTGTCGCCTATGTCTGTAGCGTTGTGGCAAAGTATCGCTCCGTCGTAAGCGGAGGGGAGTTAACATGAGCGTAACACTGAATGGGGTTGAGCGAGTACGAACGTCGTTGGGCGCGTTTCTTGGCCGGAGCTACGATCCAGACCTGTTGCAGGTGCTGGGAGTTCCTGACGTTGATGGGAAGGATTTCTATACCTGCCTGATCACCGATCGGCTGGATGATGGGACTATCGGATTAACGAAGATCTCGACGGACGTCGCAGCCATCCTGGCAGACACGGGGACAGACGGTGTAATTCTCGGGACGAAAACGGCGGCATTCGCGAAGTTGGCCGGGGAGAACCAGATCGCGATCACAACGGAAGACCTGAATCAGGTTGCGGCCTCCTATGACCTGTTCCTTGGGACCACGAAACCGTGTCTGCTGAAGTCTCTGTCGATCAAGCAGCCGACGACTGTTACGGCTGGGGCGTTGACTTCGATCTCGATTGAAACCGACGATGCAACGCCTGGCGTAATCATTAGCTCGGCAGATGGCGCAGTGGGCAATTTGCTCACCGAATCTGAATTGGTATGGACAGGCGCGATGCGGATCGAAACCGGCACCAAGGTTCAGTTGACCATCGCGGGCGGCGCAACGGGTGTTGAGCAGATCTGCAAGATCGTTGCCGAGTACGTAGCGATCGAGGATACCGGATATCTGGTAGCACAGGAATAGCGCAGCGGGGCGCGGGGGAACCTCGCCCTAGGAAGATTGGGGACTGATGATCGAGCTAAAGGTGACGGGCGTGCAAGAGCTACAGCAGAAGTTCAGGGAGCTATCCTTGGACTTCAATAGCGTTATGGCTGGGGCGCTCGTCGCTGGATGCTTCGTCGTCTCCAACGATGCGAAGGATCGATGTCCATATGTGACGGGGAACCTAAAACGCTCGATCCACATTGGCACAGGGCCAGAGATGACAACAGTCATCTCACCGATTCAACCGGAAGGAGACGGGACCACGGCGCGACAGATGCCAGCAACGCCGGGGATCGTCATGCGGATTGCTGATGACCTCGCAGGCGGCAAGAGAGTTGAACTACTGATCGGCACGAAGGTCTGGTACGGCTGGCGGATTGAGTTCATTGGTGAGGGCAAGCCATTCCTCCGCCCGGCGCTCGATGAGAACCGGCAGGAAGTACACGCGGAAGTCCGGCGTGCGTTGCAGCAAGTAATTCGGAAGGCGCAGACGTGAGCGACGTGGGAGTGGCGCTGAAGACGATCCTGCGGGCTGATGTGGATGTAGCGGCCTTGGTCGGAACGCGGGTCTATGCGTTCCCCCTCAGGCAGAATCCGGTCCTGCCGGATATCACCTATCAGCGCGTCAGTGGCCCGCGTGATGCGCTCTTGGGTGTCGCGAAGCCGCGCTACCAGTTCACCGCATGGTCCTTGTCGTATGGAGAGGCGAGAGCCGTGGCGCAGGCCGTAGACGATTGTCTACAGAGGTATAAGGGGACTTCGGAGGGCGTGCTGATCATCAGCTCGATCGTAGTGAACGATCTAGACATCTACGATCCGGAGACTGGCCGGCACACCTGTCCGGTGGACGTAATGCTCAAATACTGGGAGGAGTGAAATGGCGCGAAAGCAGCAAACGACAGTGCAGGAATCAACGGCGATCAAATGGGGATCGTGCCTGATGGAAGTCGGGGCGACTGTTGGGGCATTGACGAATGTCGGGGCGCTGCGCGATGTTGTGTGGGAGGAAACCTTCGACAAGGTGACTGTCCCATCGGACAACGCGGGCGACTTGGAGAGAGGTATCCGGAATCATCGATGCGCGATCTCCGGAACCTGGATGGAGATCAACTGGGACAACCTGGCGAAGGTCTACGCGGGGGTCCATGCGGTGACGCCTGCGGACACGACGCCGGTGGCGATCACCGACGAATCTCACACCCTGAATGACAGAGACTTCGAACGGCTCACCTACAAGAACGGGGCCGGTACGGAAGTGGCGTCTATCTCAGTGGACAACTTGGCGGCGGCAACGCTCACGTACATCCGTGACTGCGACTATATCGTCACGCTGGACCCGCAGGGTTGGACCGGCATCGCAGCGGCGTATCCGACAGCGATCGAGAGTGCATCGGCGGTGATCGCGGTTATCACGACGGATAGCTACGAACTCAGTGCCGGATCGTGGGACAATCAACCGGCGGTTGGGGACCACATCTACGTGACTGGGTTCACCGAGACAGCGAATAATGGAGTCAAGACGGTCACAGCGGTCACCTCGACGAAGATCACCGTCTCCGAGACGCTGGTCAACGAAGTGGAAGGCGACACGATCACGATCGTCCGTGGGGCCAACCTGGACGCCGACGCGACTGTGTTCATCAACTACACCTATACCCCGCTCGCGTCGCGGACCTACGTCGGTGGCGGGCTCACGGAGTTCACGCCACAAGTGGTCCGGATCACGAACTCGGATACGAGTTCCCCGGCCAAGACGTTGCAATGCACGATCTGGGAAGCGACGCCGGACTCCGGGATCAAGATCGAGTTTCAGTCCGATGACGCCGAAGATCCGGCGGGCGTGCCGATTCGGATGGAAGGCCGGTTGGACGTGACGAAGACGGCAGGCGAGCAGTTGTTCAAGATCGTCGATACACAACAGGTAGCATAAGGAGGATTCAATGCGGGCAAAGAAAGGTAAGGACGGGATTTACGATTTCGATGCGTTGGTGACAGAGCCGAGATTGGCTCGTGTCGGCGGGGAGATCGTCGATGTTTCGGTCATCCCGGTGGCGGTGACGTTGGCCCTAGCGAAGCATTCAGATAGGACCAAAGAAGAAATTCTACGCGACACCGAGAAGGATGCCGAGGGGATGATGCGGAAGATGCTCCGGATGGTATCGGATGTCTGTACGCCGAGCAATCCGAAGTTGACAGTCGATTTCCTGATGACGCATCTTGATCAGCCGCGCCTGAACGCGTTCACGAAGTTTGTGCTGATGCCGGTTGCTGACGAGGCAGAAGCGATGCTGGCAGATGAAGAGGGAAACGCGAAGACCGACGAACCTCAGTAAGCCTCGGGAGGATCGTCGGCGAGACAGCGTGTCTCTACCACTGGGAGCCGCACATCGTTCTATGGACGATGAACGTGGAGCAATTGGTGTGGTGGTGGGATAAGGGATGGCGTACATGGGCCAGGCAGCAGGGGATCGATCCCGATGTAGAGCAGAAGAAGGTCACTACGCCGGATCGAGAAGCCCTACACAAGCAGTATCCGGAGCTTCGGAAGACCGGGGTTGTGAGGAGGTGACATGGCTCTAGGCGGCGTCGGCTCGATGACCGTTTCGCTACTGGCGAATACCCGCGACTTCGACACGAAGATGAGCGCGTCCACCAGCAAGATGGGCGCGTTCGAATCGTCCGTCAACAAGATGGGGACCGCGGTCACGAGGTATGCGAAGATGGCCGCGCTTGCGGCCACTGCTGCCATCGTCGGCTTCGGCGTCTCTGCTGTCAAGACGTTCGTCGAATTCGATACCGGGATGCGCGAGGTCTTCACGCTGATGCCCGAGCTATCTGCTGAGGCGAAAAAGCAGATGACGGCGGATGTCAAGGATCTCAGTGAGGAGATCGCTGTCTTGCCGACAGACGTGATTCCTGCTCTGTACCAGGCAATCAGTGCGGGCGTGCCGAAAGAGAACGTCTTCACTTTCCTGGAGATCGCGGGCAAGGCCTCGATCGCTGGCGTAACGGAACTGAGTGTAGCAGTCGATGGCCTGACATCGGTGACGAACGCCTATGGCGAGGAAGTCATTAGCGCCGAGGAAGTCGCCAGTACAATGTTCGTTGCCGTCAAGCGCGGGAAGACGACCTTCGAGGAGCTTTCTGCGCGCATGTTCCAGGCTGTCCCGATCGCCTCTAAAATTGGCCTGTCGTTCAAGAACGTCGCTGGGGCGGCTGCGCAGATCACCCTAGCCGGTGTCCCGATGCGTGTGGCGATGACCCAGATCCGCGCCCTGTTGAACGAGGTTGCGTTTGAGGGCAAGGAACTGAACAAGGTCTTCACTGAAGCAGCCGGGGTATCCTTCCAAGAATTCGTTGCGGCTGGTGGCGACATCGCCGACATCATCGAGATCCTGGAAGATGCGGCGGCAGATGCTGGCGTATCCGTCGCGGAATTGACTTCCAACCTCGAAGCACAACAAGCGATGCTCAATCTGAGCGGTATCGCGGTCGGGAATCTCAGGGACATCCTGGCCGAAATGACAGAGGAAACAAAAGCACACGAAAAAGCTTACGAAGAGATGGCCGCTGGTATCCAGTACCAGCTCAATGAACTCAAAGTCTGGTGGCAGAACCTGAAGCTGGACATCGGCGAGGACCTAGCCGAACAGATGGGGAAACTTCTGACGTGGCTGCAGGACAATCAGAAGGAGATCGGGGATCGAATCAAGGCGATCTTCGATGGGATCATCGATGGTCTGGAGTGGCTGTCGCGGAATGGCGGGGCGGTGAAAATCGCGTTGATGGCTATCGCGGCGGGTTTCACAGCGATCTGGGTAGCGGCGAATCCTGTGGCTGCGGTGATCGCTGGGATTGTTGCAGGGTTCGTGGCTATCTCAAGCGGGCTGCCGTCGTTCGAGGCCGACTTGATAGGGCTGGGAGATGCGTTCGGTGATGCTGGCGAAAAGGTGGGGCTACTGGACCTCGCGATTCATGGGCTGATAGCGCCGGTGGAAGCAGTGCGAGATATGATAGCGCCGCTAACAGGCAATGTGAGGGCTTCGGCAAGTGCTATAGAAAACCTGGCGAATCGGGTATGGCTGTTGAATGAGTCCTTCGAGAATATGGAGAAAGCTGGCATGCTTTCATCCGTTGCCGCCGCCGATCTGAAGGCGAAGGTGCGGGCGCTATACGAGGACTTGAAGGACGCTCCCGATCTTGAGCAGGTAATGCAGCATTGGCCGACAGCGCTCAACAACATCCTGAACGAATGGACTGACGATTTCCCGCTACTGCAACGCTTGCTTGAAGAGATCGCTGCTACGGCGGTTGAGGTAAGCGAAGACGTAGAAGAAGCTGCGGAGGACACCGGTGAAGCGATTGCTGAAATGGTGGCGCCGCTTACTACGGGCGCGATCGAAGCGGCGGAGAAGGCGCTAGAGGATCTCCGAACTGAACTGTCAGAAACAGCGAGCGGCAGTCTCGATTACATCGTAGTTGTTGGCAACATCCGCGCAGAGTATGCGAAGCTAATCGCCGCCGAACAAGCCGTAGTCGCTCAAGGGGAGGAAGTAGACCAGCGTTTGTTGGCGTTGATTGGCGGCTACGAAGCGCTGGGGCTCGCTCTCGAAGACAATGTCGCCAGCACGCAAAGCTGGGGAGATGCAGTCAAAGACATCATATCAACATCCTTGGCCGACACTCTGTGGGAACTCGGGACGTTCTACCGAAAGTCCCAAGACGAAGAGAAAGATCATCAGTCCAAGATGGCCGGGATCATTAAGAGTGGCCTCGATCGGATTGCGGATCTAAATAAGACAGCCGCAGAACGGATAGAAGATAATGATGAGGCCCATAGGCGGCGGCGACGAGACATCCAGGAATGGTATGATCGGCAGATTGAAGATGGTGCTGGGGGCACAGCCGAAAAACTGCTCGCATTACAGACGGAGTTTGCCCGTAAGATGCAAGATGCTGAGACAGACCATGCAGACAAGCGTTACGATATAGACTTGCAGCTTCGCCGCAATCTCGAAGACAACGAAGCGGATCAGGAAGAATTGTTGGCGAAAGAGAAGACGGCTTACGAGCAACAGCGCACCGACATCACGGACATTGTCGACCAAGGATTCAAGGACATGGTTGATGCGATCGTGCAATCGGGCATCGACACGGTAGTGCAAGGAGTCATCGACAACTTTTGGGCGCTGGCGACGGAAACGGACCTCGCGATAAAGGCAACGAATACTGCGGTAGCTGGATTGGATCTGGGGCCACTGGCGGCCCTGGCTGTTCCGTTGCTGTATGGATCCATCGATCCGAAGATCACTCATCAGTTTGGGAAGCAGCTCGATAAGGTTTTGCGCTTCCTACTCGGGATACCGCCGACAGACACTGGGATCCCTAGTTACGGATCCGGAGGAATCGTCCCCGGGCCGAGAGGAGAACGGCGCGTGATCGTGGCTCACGGCCACGAACAGGTACTAACGCCGGAGCAACGCGAGGGAATGCGCATAGACTACCGGATGATCGGGACCGCTGTGGAGAACGGCGTCTACGATGCGATGACAGATGTGTTGGGACGACAGCCAAATAGGCCACTCGTCCTCAACGTAGAGGGCAGACAGATGGCGCGCGCCCTGTTCAATCCATTCATGGAGGAAAACGACCGACGCGGCGGGGTGATCGTGACGGCATGAGCGTGAAAGGCAGATTCTGGCTGGGCGAGTTGGATTCCGAGACGCTATTCGAGACGGGTTGGCAGGCGTTCGACGAGGAGGACTTCGAGATCAACCGCGAGGGTCGCGTGGCCAATGGCGACCTAGTGATTGACACGATCGCGACGAAGAAGCGCTTCACTCTGTCATATACGGCGGGGATGTTAGACGCCACGCTGGAGATACTGAAGGGCCTGTACACGACGGGCGTCACATCTACTCTGAGCCTGTTAGTCGAGAGATCTGACGATTCGGTTGATTCGTACACAGTGAAGCTGAGGCCGTTTAAGCGCACGCGAGAGCTGGCTATGGATAGCTGGTATTGGCGCGGAGTTACGTTCGTACTAGAGGAGGTTTGACATGTCGGAGTTGGTAGGTAAGGCAAGGCCCGCCGCGACAGTCAGCGCACGGGTGTTCGATTCCGACGGGAATCTGCTTGAGGATCTCGGCGTGATTTCGACACCGGACGGACTGTCGAAAGCGGACAAGAAAAGCCTCGCGGCAAAACTGAAGAGACTGAAGGAAAGGACGGTGGGACATGGCAGCTGATGTAGTGGTAGTGGTGGATCAGGGGATGGAGATCACGACGGATCGTTTGCTCGATGCGCCGAACGGTAACCAGCCGCAGTGGATTGACTGGGGCACGGGCGTGACGCCAGCAGCAGCAGCAAACACGGTACTCCAAACGCCGAAAAATGACGAAGCCCGTACTGTCGGCGTGATGACACAGGT